CACTCTTCAACACGAACATCAAAAGACTTAGCAACTTCAACAGGCTTAACACCAGTCATCTCAACAACCTTCAACATATCAGACTGACGCTGCTCAAAAACTTCTCTTCCATGAAAAAACCATTCACGAAGAGCACCATCAATATTCTGAGCTGAGACCTCTTCAGGAGTACACTCCTTAGAGGCCAAAGAACAATGCAAAGACTTAAAAATAGAATTCTCATCAAGCATACCAACTACAACGCCAAGATCCTGATCAAAACGATTCTTACGCTTCAAGAAATCAGCATCAGTATCCAACATGAAAGGAACAGGAGCTGACTCCTTATCAGGCATAGTAAACTTCATATCATTCTTAGCAAGAAAATTAGCAAACGACACATGATTATGCCTATCAAGACCAACACGAGCTGAACCCTTAATATCATCACCATAAATAGCCAAGGCATTAAAGTCCCTAAAACGACCAGGCCTTCCAAGACTAGCACAGAATTCAGGAGCATCCTCTTCCAGAGTAGACTGATCATAAACAGAGAAAAATCCAAGTCTATTCAATAAAGAATTAACAATAGAATTCACATAAACAGTCATATTCTGACCAGAAGGATTAGTACCAAGAAACCTCATAAGATCACCATTAAAGGCAACCAAAGGACAAGTAACCTCATAGGCAATAGCTTCCATAGTACGAATATCCTTCTCAGAATAATTCTCAGACCACTTAGCAATACGAATCATCACACAAAAGGCAGCCTGAGTCAACTGAGCAGGCATACGAAGATCATACTTAGAATAATCTCCAGCAATAATACGATCCTCCCCAAACTTACTCATATGAGCAGCTAACTCAGACCACTCAGAACCATGAGCATTAATTCCAACAGCACACTCAGACACCAAAGGATTCATAGACAGAAAACGAGCAACAGGCAAATAAAACTTCCTAATAGCCATCTGCAAAATGACAGGAGCAGCCTGAAATACACGAACCTTATCCTTAACAATAGGAGTAGGCTCATCCTTCAAGGCAGATCCAAAAATAGGATTCACACACTTTCCAGCAGCCCAAAGATCCATAGCATCACTCCATTC